GGTGGCGTACCCGCATGGCTTCGAGCTCGACCACGTGGTGGCCCTGTCGCAGGGTGGCGCGGACGTGGACGCGAACTGCCAGGTGCTGTGCATCGGCACCGACGGATGCCACGAGGCGAAGACCAGGGCGGACCTCGGGCAGCGAACGCGGAGGGGAGGGGGGGTTAAAAGTCCACCGCGCTCCCCGGCGTAAACCGCCTGTCCTCTCACGCACGGATTTTTTCCCCCTCCGCAACTCTCGGTAATCAGCAAATGGCAGGTGTGAAGGGTCGAAGCGGCGGACCGCGCAAAAACGCAGGCGGCGCAAGGCCCGGAGCGGGTCGCAAGCCTAAGGTTGTAGCGCCTGCTAAGGCCAAGAAATCAGCAAATGCGAAGCCGCGCTCCCGGGCAGCAGTGAAGGTCGCCCTCGAGGGCCAGCCGCACGGCGGCGCCCTGAAACGAGCGAAGGCGGAGCCGGTCCTGATCGAAGAACGCGACATGCTGCAGCTCCTACAGGACGTCGCGCTCGGTCGGGTCGATGCGACTGGTCTCCAAGTGAAGGCAGCCATCGCCGCCGTGCAGTACACCCACGCAAAGAAGGGCGAGGGTGGCAAGAAGGACGAGAAGAAGAAGGCAGCATCCGACATCGCTGGCGGACGGTTCGCGCCGACTCCGCCCCCGCCGCGAGCAAGGGCGAACTGATCCGTGGACTGGTCGACCGCTTGCCCGGACTGGGAGGACCGGCTGCGCGCACGGGAGTCGATCATCCCGCCGCCGATCTTCCCGGAGCAGGCGGCGATCGCGCTCGCGGTGTTCAAGCAGTTGCGCATTGTGGATGCGCCCGGCAGCCCGACTTTCGGCGAGGCCTGCGATCAGTGGGTGTTCGACTTGGTCGCCTCGATCTTCGGCGCCTACGACGCTGAGTCAGGCCGCCGGCTGATCACCGAATGGTTCGTGCTGTTGCCCAAGAAGAACGCCAAGTCCACCGTGGCGGCCGGCATCATGATGACGGCGCTGATCCTGAACTGGCGCCAGTCGGCCGAGTTCGCGATCCTCGCGCCGACAATCGAAATCGCCGGAAATAGCTACGCCCCGTCGCGCGACATGGCGCAGCGGGACGAAGACCTGGATGCGCTAATGCACGTGCAGACGCACGTGAAGACCATCACGCACCGCGAGAGCGGCGCGAGCCTGAAGGTCGTGGCCGCTGACAACAACACGGTGGGCGGTAAGAAATCCGTGGGGACGCTGGTCGATGAGCTGTGGCTCTTCGGCAAGCAGGCGGACGCGGAGAACATGCTGCGGGAGGCGACGGGCGGACTCGCGTCGCGCCCGGAAGGCTTCGTCATTTTCCTGACGACGCAGTCGGATGATCCGCCCGCCGGCATCTTCCGGCAGAAGCTGCAGTACGCGCGCGATGTGCGCGACGGGAAGATCGTGGACAAGCGCTTCATCCCGATCATCTACGAGTTCCCGGCAGAAATGATCGCGCGGAACGAACACCTCGATCCGCGCAATTTCGGCATGGTGAACCCCAATCTTGGGTACTCGGTGGATGAAGAGTTCCTCGAACGTGAGCTGCGCAAGGCGCAGGTTGCCGGTGAGGAATCGCTTCGCGGCTTCCTAGCCAAGCATTTGAACGTCGAGGTCGGCCTGGCCCTTCGGTCTGATCGATGGGCTGGGGCTGATTTCTGGGAAGGGCAGGGGGATTCGAACCTGACGCTCGATTCTCTGATCGAGCGTAGCGAGGTTGTGACGGTCGGCATAGACGGCGGCGGACTGGACGACTTGCTCGGGCTATCCGTCGTCGGGCGTGAGAAGGAGACGCGGCGGTGGCTCCACTGGGCCCACGCATGGGCGCATCGAATCGTGCTGGACCGACGGCAGGACATCGCGGCCAACCTCATCGACTTCCAGCGCGACGGCGACCTGACCATCGTCGATCGGCCTGGCGATGACGTCGTGCAACTCGCCGACATCGTCTGCCGGCTTCGCGATGCCGAGTTGTTGCCAGAGAAGCTGGCGATCGGCGTGGACGCCGCTGGAATAAATGACATCCTCGACGAGTTGACGATCGAAGAGCGTGGCATCACCGGAGACCAGATCGTCGCCATCTCCCAGGGTTACAAGCTCAACGGTGCGATCAAGTCGACGGAGAGAGTCGTCGCAGGCGGCGAGATGATCCATGGGGCTCGGCCGCTTATGGCCTGGTGCGTAGGCAACGCCCGAGTGGAGCCCCGCGGCAATGCAATCACGATCACGAAGCAGGTCAGCGGGTCCGCAAAGATCGACCCGCTGATGGCGACGTTCAACGCAGTGTCGCTGATGGGGCTGAATCCAGCGTCCACAGGCGGCTCATTCTGGGACGAACAGACTTGAAGATCCTCGACCGACTGCTGGGCCGAAAGGCCGCACAGCTCACCTACGACCAGGTCGCGGATCTGATCGACGGGACTGGCGGCGGCCGCGTGGCCGGCTTCGCCGTGACCGACAAGACCGCGCTGCAGGTCACGACGGTGCTCGCTTGCGTCAAGGCGATCGCAGACGGATGCGCGACGCCCGACCTGCACGTGTACCGCGAGAAGGCGGATGGCACGCGCGAGAAGGCGACCAACATTCCCGAATACCGGCTGCTCAGTCGGCGCCCGAATGAGTGGCAGACGTCGTTCGAGTGGCGCCGGCAGATGACCTTGCATGCCGCGCTGACCGGCACCGGACTGTCGCTGAAGGTTCGCGGGGACAACCGGCGCGTGCGTGAGCTGATCCCGGTCATGCCGGGGCGCTGGGACGTGCGCAAGGTGGCGCGTTACGAGGTGCGCTACCGCTGCTGGGACGAGTTCGGTCTTATCGGTGAGTTCACGCCCGACGAGGTCTTCGTTCTGAACGGCGTGCAATGGGACTGGATGAACAGCCTCAACGCTGTCGTGCTCGCGCGTCATGCAATCGGTCTCGCCATGGCCACAGAGCGGAGCCAGGAGGCCATGCACGCGAACGGCCTTCGGCCGAGCGGTACGTACTCCGTCGAGGGCAACCTCTCGATCGATCAGCATGCGCGGTTGACCGCATGGCTGAAGAAGTCCGCCGGCGCAGAGAACAACGGCATACCGCTGGTGCTCGATCGCGCCGCGAAATGGTTCAGCACTGCGATGACGGGCGTGGATGCGCAGCACGTGGAGACGCGGCGCCTGCAGATCGAGGAGATCTGCCGCGGGTATGGCGTGTTCCCGATCATGGTCGGCCACTCCGACAAGTCGGCGACGTTCGCCAGCTCCGAAGCATTCTTCGGGGCGCACGCGAAACACACCCTGGCGCCTTGGCACCGCGCCTGGACACAGCGGCTCGACGAGACGCTGCTCGACGGTTCGGGTCCGCTGTTCACCGAGTTCGACACGCGCTACCTGATGGCGGGCTCCATGAAAGACCGTGCGATGTGGGCGCGCACGATGGCCGAAATGGGCATCTATACCCGCAACGAAATCCGCGACGAGGAAGGCAAAGACCCACTGCCTGGCCTCGACGACCCGCTGACGCCTTTGAACATGTCCGGCAGCAAGCCGACAGGGGATGACGATGAATAACCGACCGATGCTCGAGCTGCGCGAAGCTCGCGGTGGCCGAGAGGTGCGCTCCTACGTCCTGGAGCTTCGCGCCACCGGTGATGACGGCAGCATCGAGGGCTACGGCTCCGTCTTCGGCGTGCGCGACAACTACGACGACGTGATCGCGCCAGGCGCATTCGCCGCATCGCTTTCCGAGCACAAGGCCGAAGGCACGATGCCCGCGATGCTGTGGCAGCACAACGCGGATGAGCCGATCGGCGTCTGGACTGAGATGGTTGAAGACTCGAAGGGTCTTCGCATCAAGGGAAAGCTCGCTCTCGACACCAGCCGTGGAAAGGAAGCGCATGCGCTTCTGAAGCTCGGCGCGCTCAATGGGCTGTCCATCGGCTTCATGTCGAAGCAGTGGACCTATGACCGCGAAACCGATGTTCGCACGCTCACCGAGATCGACCTCTGGGAGGTCTCGCTGGTGACGTTCCCCGCGAACGAGAAGGCTCGCGTGACGAACGTGAAGGCTGCCGACGCGATGGCAGCCCCGAAAGATGCTGAGCGGATCCTGCGTGATGCCGGATTCAGCAAGGCCGACGCGACGGCATTCGTGTCGCGCGTCATGCGGATGGGAGAAGAGCGGAGTGAGTCCGCAGATTCGACCGCCCAGGCACTGAAGGCAGCCAAGCGGCTGCTCGACACCCTCCAATCCCAAGCAAGGAATACCCCATGAAGATTTTCCAGATCCTCGCGATCGCGGTCGTGATCGCACTCGTGCTCACTGTCGGCAACGCCTCGGCCGATCCGCTGATGCTCTGCGCATGCCTCGTCGCCGTCCCGATGGACGGCATGTCCCGCGATTTCGCCGCGTTCCGTGCACGCCTCGCGCAGGCGGTCACTGTGGGCCTGTACGAAAAGCGCGAGGAGCCGAGCATCAAGTCGGTCGCTGATGCGCTGGACAGGATCGCCACCGCATTCGACGAGTACAAGAAGACCAACGACGAGCGCATCGACGCGATCAAGAAGGGCCAGTCGACCACCGACCTGGACACGAAGCTGGCCAAGATGGACCAGCACATCGACGCCCTGAACGAGGCGAAGTCGCGGCTGGAGAAGGTCGAGACGAAGCTCGCACGTCCGGGCGCGCAGGGCGGCGAGCGTGGCGAGAAGCAGAGCCCGGAAGCCGATGCCTACAAGTCGGCGTTCCTCTCGTGGGTCCGTAATCCCCACGATCCGGAGCGCCGCACCGCGTTGCAGCAGCGCGCCAAGGCGCTGCGTGCCATCGAGGCCAAGGCGTTCGGCGATGACGATGGCTTCGAAACCCGCGCAACGCAGACCGTCACCTCCACCGGCTCGGCCGGCGGCTTCGCCCTGCCCGAAGTCATCGAGCGTGCGATCGCGCGTCTGTCGGTGGACATTTCGCCCATTCGTCAGATCGCCACGGTGCGCACCGTCGGTAGCCCGGACTACAAGGAGCTGTTCGACATCAACGGCGCCGCATTCGAGTGGGTGGGCGAGACCGGCGCGCGCTCCCAGACCAACACCCCGAACCTCGCGGAAGTGGCGCCGACCTTCGGCATGGCGTCGGCCAAGCCGCAGGCCTCGGAAGAGTCGCTGGACGATCTGTTCTTCGATGTCGAGGGCTGGCTGGTGTCCTCGGCCTCCGAGGCGATTGCGGCGGGCGAAGGCCTGGCGTACGTCAGCGGTGATGGCACCAACAAGCCCACCGGCCTCTTGGCGGGCCCGGCGCCGGTCACCACAGCGGACGCCGCGCGCGCCTTCGGCACGCTGCAGTACATCGCGTCCGGCCAGGCTGCGGCGATGCCCACCAGTGCGGATATCTTCCTCGACATGGTCTATTCGCTGCGCGCGCGCTATCGCAACAACGCCCGCTGGCTGACCTCGAAGCTGGTCCTCTCGGCCCTGCGCAAGTACAAGGACAGCCAGAACCAGTACCTGTGGCAGCCGTCGTTGCAGGCGGGCACTCCGGCGACCTTCCTGGGCTACGCGGTGACCGAAGCGGAAGACATGCCCGCTGTCGCCGCGAACGCTTTCCCGCTCGCCTTCGGCGACTTCAAGGAGGGTTACCTGATCGCCGATCGCGTGGGCATGCGTATGACCCGCGACGAGATCACCACCCCGGGCTTCGTGAAGTTCTACGTGCGCAAGCGCACCGGCGGCAAGCTGCGCAACACGCAGGCGATCAAGCTACTGAAGATCGCGGCGACCTGATCGCGCAGCGCGAAAACCATCCCCACAGAAGGGCCCCATACCGGGGCCCTTCTCTTTGGAGAGCATCATGAAGCTGAAGGCAACGAAAAACTTCTCCTGGGCGCACCGCGGCGTCGAAATCGAGCATTTCGAAGCGGGCCAGGTCATCGAGACCGACGACGCCGATCTGGTTCGAGTCGCGAAGGGCGAGGGCTGGGCCAAGCCTGCGGGCAAGGACGACGGCGGCGCGCCGGAAGACAAGTCGAACGGCAACCCGCCCGAGAACAAGTAAGCCATGGGCCTGCGCCGGACAACTGAGCCCGGCGTCGAGCCGGTAGCGCTGGCCGAGGCGAAGCTCCATCTTCGCGTTGACGGCGATGCAGAGGACGCGAAGATCGCGGGCCTCATCAAGACGGCGCGCACCGATTGCGAATCCCGCATCGGGCGCACCCTCATCACGAGCGGGTGGACGCTGACGCTCGACTGCTTTGGACAACTCGCCGAACTGCCGATGCCGCCGGCGATTGCGATCACGTCGATCAAATACACCGATCCGAGCGGCGCGGAACAGACCATCGCCTCCAGCGCGTATCGCGTCGATGTGTCGAGTGAGCCGGCTCGCATCGAGCCAGTCAGCGACTGGCCGGCCACGGCGGAGGTGCAGGCAGCGGTCCGTGTCGTCTACACCGCCGGATATGGTGCTGCCGCCGATTCCGTTCCGAGTCCTGCGAAGGACTGGATCCTGCTGGCGGTGGGTGATCTTTACGCCAACCGCGAACGTTCCAGCGAGAAGACGAAACTGCCGATGGACTTCGCGGACTCGTTGCTGGACCCGCTTCGCATTTGGGGATGACGATGCAAGCCGGATCACTTAATCGCCGCATCCGCATCGAGCGCAGGCTCGAAGGCGAGGACGCCGCTGGCCAGCCGCAAGAGGCCTGGGACCCGATGCCGGTCGCTGAGGTATGGGCGAACGTGAAGGGCGCCACCGGCATGGCATCGATTCGGCAGACGAGTCCGCAGGACAACGTCGCCGCGTCGGTGAACAGCTACAGCTTCCGGATCCGCTATCGCGAAGGCATCGACGACGGCATGCGCGTCGTCCTCAGCGGCGTGCCGTTCGACATCAAGCAGGTGCGCATGGACCACGCGGGCCGCGAATGGACCGACCTGGTGTGCGAGCAGGGCGGAAACGATGGCTAAGGGCTCGTCCTTCGACGCGAGCGAATGGCTCACCGGCTTGGCCAAGCTGGTGGACCCGAAGCTACGCGAAAGCCTCGCGCGATCGATGGCTGTCGCCGGCGGCAAGGTGCTCCGCGATGAGGCCAAGCTGCAGGCGCCGGTGAAGGACGGGGTCCTGCGCTCGGCGATCTACCTCGCTTTCAAGGATCAGCGCTCGAATGACGCCCAGGTCGTCTACTCGGTGACGTGGAACGCGAAGATCGCCCCGCACGGCCACAACGTGGAAATGGGGCACTGGCGCTACAACAAGATCGTGAACGGCCGGCCGCAAAAGAGCCTGCGCCCGGGCCTGAAGAAGGGCAAAGGGGCCGAGGATCACGTGCCTCCGGGCAAGTTGAAAAACCGGAAGTGGGTGCCGGGTAAGCCCTTCCTGACGCCCGCGTATCACAACGGCGCGCAGCGATCCCTGCAGGCGATGATCGCGCGCGGTCAGCAGCGTTTGCCTGAACTGCTCGCCGGCGTATCGCCCGAGGCGACGGAATGAGCTTGGAAGCAGACCTGAAGACGCTGCTCGGCCCGCTGGTGCGCAATCGCGTGTATCCCGACGTCACGCCCGAGGATCCGAAGTACCCGCTGATCGTGTACCAGCAGGTCGGCGGCGATGTCGTGGAATTCGTCGAGGGCAAGGTCGCCGACAAGGACCAC